AGCTCCTGGCAATTTGAGATTGCGGCTGAGACGCCATCAGAAACAAGCCGCATACAACAATACGCCATTAAGAACGACACAACTTATCCAAACGTATTCCAGCAAGGTGAGTTTATTGTTTTGAACACAACACAAGACTACTCAATCAAAGTAATAGATTTCAATGGTGATGAGGTTACTATTGTAGCAGCCACTCCAATATATGCTCTTTTGAAGCATGATGAGAATGCACCATCATTGACTTAGACTTAGTGTCGTGACATTTAACACATTTAACACATTTAACACATATAAAACAAGATTGATTGAATTAATATATTAATGAATCTTGAGAATACACATAGAAAAAGGCACTAAAAATAAAGCACTAATGAAACTAACTTAAAGTCAACATACATTACTATAGTGTCAGCCAGGTGGTTGACAGCATCACATACACGACTACAGAAACAGCACGGATTCCCGAGTGGTCAAAGGGGTCAGACTTAAGATCTGCTGCGTAACGCTTCGTGGGTTCGAATCCCACTCCGTGCATATCAAGTGGTCTGTTGTGATGTTCTTTTTGAATGATATTCAAAAACTTATTATTGATTATCATTTGAATGTGAATTATGCTTTATGATTGACACATAACATATTACGCATCACATATTACGCATATGGTGTGTTGTTTGACTGCGATAATGATGTCAACATTCCGCCACCAAATCCAAACAAGAAATACATAAAGTGATACACAACTAAAGCACCAATTAAAGAGGTAACTGCAACAGCAATAGCTTTTTGTTGTTCTGTTAGCGAATCACCAGCGAAGAATGGATTAACAAAGGCATATACACGTCCTTTTTCATTATCAAGTTCTCTACGTGCTTCAATAGCAAGCGTAGCAATGAGTGCACCAGCAATGGCATTTAATATAAATGCTTTTAAGATAGTTGTTGCTAACAAATTAGGTATTATTGGAAATCGTTTCATAGTAATGACTCTTATTGTATTATGAGACAAAAAAGCAAACACTAAACAATTTGTCAAACAATTGATGTCTTAAATGGTATATGAGTATGTATATAGTGAAATGTATTGAGTTAATATGTCTCTACATATATTGAAATCTGCAGACGGTAAGGAAATTATCCGCCGACATTATCCAATTGGTTTGGGTCCAGTATATGAAGTATTCAAGGAGTTTGGATGGAATGAGTCTCGGATTGGCGGACGGTCACAAGATATTGGAAATGCTTGGCCAACAACAGAATATACAGATGGTGATGATGTTACAAATGGTAGAGAGGGTTTGTGTATTGATGAGTATGTATTCACTAAGGAATGTGGACGTAAGATGCGTGAGTTTCGAATTCGGTTATTCCAAAAAGACATTGAGGTAATTGTTCCAATTTTTAGCAAAGATTATTCTTATTCCACACGGTTTACGAGTTATTATGATATGACTGATTATATTGAACTTCACCTGAAATACCAAGATGAAACATATGACAAACAAAAGAGTAATAATGTTTCGTTTGGCAAAGAGAAAAGCAAAGAAGTTCACAGTGATTAAGAATCAATGGGAATCAATGGGAATCAATGGGAATCAATGGAATTGCGATAGTGAACTGTGTGCATGTCTGCCTAACATAAGAAAATTGAACGATGATGTCTTCAATACTATGGAGACATCATAGAGAACAAACGTACGCGCTTTTCAGAAAACTTCTTTCACAAAACTTCCCATCTTATACTAAATATGATGGAGCTTACCATCTATACAGCACTCCCTAAGATTGACGATGAGCACACAAATAATGAGTTATACTTTTGCGTAGCATCATTAAATGTCAAGAGTATCAAAAACTCAATACTACCGAATACACATATTATCTTCACTATAGATACTTCTGCATCTATGGATGAACCAATGACAAGACCATTCGGCACCACTAAATTACAAAAAGTGATTACAACAATTCGCGGTTGTTTACATTATATCCAATCAAATGGTCAGACAGCATTTATTACAATCATTACATTCTCAAACAAAGCAAAACAGATTCTTTCATATTATCCATCAAGCGAATTAGGAAACTTGGATTTTGAAGAACTAGAAAAATCAATACGAGATACAGTTGATTATCAAACAAATGTTCAATGTGCTCTGGAAATGGCATCGGATATCATTGCAACTGTTGAAAACAATGGTAACCAGCATTCTAATACATCACATCTTAACATCGTGTTAACAGACGGTTATATTAACATAGGTGCAGATACGTCTAAAGAACTTGCAACCATCATTGTCAATACGCGTGAAAACCTAAAGATGAAGCAGAATACTTATACCTGTAGTTTCATAGGAGTTGGGGAAGATCACGATTATCTGTTATTGAGAGATATTGCAAACAAGACAGACGGGACAAACAACTTCTTGGAATCTACCAATAATGCGGATATCCTATATGCTGACTTACTATCGCCATATTTCAAAAACTACATTAGTAATGTTACCTTTAGTGGCGTGAATCAAGGAGACATATTGTTCTTTAATCCTCAAACAGGTGAGACGAATTCATCTGAATTTCGAATTCCGCGAATCACTGATAATGAAACAAGATACATACATATGCTGAGTCGTAATCCTTGTTGTAGCGACTTGCGTGTGAACTATGACGTGTTAACACAGACAAACATAAGAGATACCAAAACGATACCAATTCATAATGTCATCTATGAAGGTGAAGAAGGACATACAGTAAAAGTGTTCACAATGCGTATGAAAACACTGGATTTATTAACCCAAGCATCTAGACTCTTAGAGAGCGAAAACGAAAGTCAGAATACTCTGGATGATGATGCTGTTGCGACACCTCCTGCTTTAGTGAGAACAGATGTATCCATGAACCGATTACTCGCACAACTTTGTAAAGTATCAGATCCATTTGAAAGAATTAAACAGAGTATTACTTCACTTATCTCAGAAATCACGAGTTTCAAGACTCAATCAAAACTAAATTTGTCTGTCTTTCATAACGGTTTATGTGATATGCTTATTAAAGATTTGGAGTTCGGAGATTTAGCATTAGCAAGAGCAGATATTCCGGATATTGCTTGTATGTTCGCAGACTCAAGACTTAGTAGCCAAATGTGGCAGAAAGCTTATTCTATCCAGAGCACGGTTCGTCTGCTTCAAGATATGGAGCGATTAAATAACGGTTCAAATATCAATAGCCCCAGCAGTGTGAGCAGTTCATCAAATCATCAACTTGAAAGACTTGTTACACAAGAGCAAATATACAATATATATGCATCGTCAGGCACTCTTGATGTATTTAATACTATCAGTTCTAGTGTAATGTATAATGCTTAGTTAGCAATGAATATTGTGTGCGATAATAGATAATAAAAACATTTTTATTTAATGCTTATACATAATAGACGGAATGAATCCCGTAAATGCGACAAGTCAATCACAAGATCTTCAAGGTTTATTACAATCTTTAGTTCCTGTAGTGAATAGTGCGATATCAAAAGCTGGAATTACGGTGTCACCAAACACGATAATGCAAGTAGTGCGCATTGCTATGGAGGCTGTAGAAGGTGCACCGATTAAGGGTCAGCAACAGCGTGACCTGGTTATTTCTCTTGTCTTAGAGGTTGCCAAGAACGCCGGACTCAGCAATGAAGACATAATGATAATTCAGGCTTTGATTAATGGCGGTATTATGTCTGATACTATTGACTTAGTGGTATCAGCATCAAAGGGTCAGTTAAATGTGAATCAAATAGAGAAAGTAACACGAGGTTGCTTGAGCTGTATTCCAGTAATTCAAAGACTAGTTACTAGATTCAGACGTGGAAATAGAACCGCAGATGTTCAATCAGAAGCAGCAACAACTACACCAACCTCCGTTCAGGCAATAACACAAGCCAATGCTACATCGCAAGTAAATATGGAACCAGTTGTGATTGCTGAATCTAACGTAGCGAGCATTGTTTTAACAGTGACTCAAGGTGAATCTTCACAGCCTGTTGTTGCCAAACCAGAAGATGTATCTGTTGTTGTAACTGATGTGCCAGTCCAAGAGCCTGTAACTGTAGTGACAACACAAGTCCAAGAAGCACCAGCGCCAGTAGCACAACAAGTAGTACAGGAACAACAAGCGCAACCAGTATCACTACAATTACCGGTTTTAACTAGAGATAACGGTGAGGTTATGTAAACGTAGTAGTCAAAATGAAATCATTTCTTATTTATGTTTGTCAATAAATAAGAAATTGCGAATAATGAAGCGATAATTGAAGCATAGTCCGCCGCAGATTTATCTATGTCTTTGTAAACATACATGGATATATTTTCATCATTTAGTGAACGTAAGAATGATATAGATGAATTCATCAATAGAGTGAGTATTTATTTGACGAGATTGTTTGGTGAAAATATTAAAGCAGGTTGGGTTTTGTTCGGATTACATTGCTGGATAATCTTACTAATTTACTGGTCATTATTTATCCAAACAGACAAAAGACTTCGTATTATCGGGTTCATTGTTTGGCTAAGTATTATGCTACAACACATATACTTTAATGGATGTTGGTTAGTTCGTTGTGAACGCAAGTTATGGAATAGCAAGGAATGGATGGGTCCATGGACAGTCGTTTTTGAAACATTACAGAGAATCGGTGTGCCATTAAGAAAACACTATCCTTGTAAGGATAATACGAATGCCAAACGTAAAAATACAATAAGTAGTATCATATTTGCATTGTATGCTTTATTGATCACGTTGTTTGCAATCCAGCAATTATAAATAAATATACACACCTGACTATTACCTATTATAAGAGATGTAAGTAAGAAAAGACAAATTCAATATAGGTGAATTAAATAGACACTTTTTATAGAATAAGAAGTATACAATGAGCATATCTAATAAGCAAACTCGTTCGATTACACGAAATATTGGAATTGGTTTGGGTATTGCTGGTATCGGAATAGCAGCATTTATTGGTTACAAGTATTATCGCGATGCTATTAATATGACCGAAAAAGGCAATGCCCAGGCAAAAGGTTATTATTCGTTTTATCCGGCATCATTCCATCAAACAGAAGCAGAAAGGCAATATGACATTCAGGCTTTACATGCAGCTATGAAACAACGCACGCAACGTGATATTGACTTCTTTAAGTTGGTTGATATAGATATTACAAAACCATTTAAAGAGATTGTCCCTGAGGTTTCACGCTCAGAAATGTTGCAGACAGTACATAATCCAGAAGTATATTGGACTATATTGAAAGAAAAGTATTACTACAATAGAGCAAGACCATTCCAACACGATAACTCTGTTTTATCGTCGGCAGTTTTACAGAATAAGACAACAAGTAATCCATCATATCCGTCAGGTCATGCAGTTCAATCATATGTCTTGGCGATTGATTTAGCCAAACGATTTCCAGATAGAAAAGAACAATTGTATGAAGTAGCTGAGCGAATTGCCCTTTCACGTGTTCAGGGAGGTGTTCATTATCCGAGTGATATACGTTATGGTAAGGAACTTGCAGAAAAAATGTATTTAAAGTAAAGTTTTTGGATTTTAGTATTCTATTTGTTAAGAGTTCTTCTATTGAATTTTATTAAGTTATAATCATATACAATGTGCGTATTTCTGAATAGCTCATTCAATTGGTAGCGCGTAAGAAGTATCACTTGAATAAACTGGAAGTAATGGGTCATATTTTTTGAGGTAGATTTCAATTAGAAGTTTAAGAAGTGGCATAGAACCAATTAAGATTACACAAATAGCAGTTTCTACGTCATAGTAAGTGGCTAATATATTGATGGATAGTAATGTAGATACAATTATTGACAGTCCTATCCACATAATTGTTTCAATGCTAACATTGATAAATAGTCGTTCGTTGGCTTCGAATTTAATAAATTGATTCCTTGCGTTCATTATATTAAGCTTGAATGATTTTGATTGCTCTGGTCAAAGATGTGTGTAGTGCTTTGATGGTAGTAGTAAGTTCTGCTATATGGAGTTCAATTTTCTGGATTACTATGTTTCGAGTGGAGCAATACAAGTTCATTATCATACACTAACACTACTACGTGTAATGAAACGATGCATTATGTCAGTTCATGTTTATATCGGAGCCATCTTAAGGAGAATAAAAAGAATTGCTTTAATTTGGCTGAGTTTTCACTATAACATATTCTGTAAAATACCACTTTGTCACGTGTGAAATTTATTGTTTTGGCTGAAAAAGTTATGTAATGACTATATATAATGAGCATAGCATTGAGTGTGTCTCGTCGTGACAAGACCCTTCATTTTTCTTGGGACAGAGCAGATTTTGATGGTGCTAAGACAGTTCTCGCATTGACACTTCACGTTTCTGACGAAACTGTTGCACCTGCTGATTCTGACAGTCATTTGAAGCGGTTTGAAGTAGATGCTGATGCATCCGAATATACCATTCCCGTTGGAGACCTCGTGTTGGGTCGTAGTTATTATGGTTCTCTCTTCATTGAGTATACTGATGATTCACACGATAATTCTGATATCGCAGGACTTGAGACTGTAACTGATTTGGAAGCACCAACTGTTAGTACCATACATGGTGATAGTCAAATTCAGGTTACTGTTGGCAATTTGTTGAGCGATGCTATGGGTGGAGTGTCTGGTGATATAGACCCAGAAAACGCTGCTGTTCATATTGCTTGGTCAAATGGCGTCTCCCTCGTAGATAAAGCAGTGCTTAAAGGAGATGATTTGACAATTGACGGAAATGGTGACGCAGTCTACACTATTACTGGTTTAGAGAATTTGAAACGCTATGAGATTCTTGTTTATTACGTGAACTCTCTTGGCAAGAGTCCTGTTGCTCATACTCACGAAACCACCACTGAGATCCCACCTGCTGTGGAAGGTCTGGCTGCATCCCCCGGCATATCTGCACGAACTATTAAAGTTACCTGGACTGCAAGAACTTTATTGGCTGGTTCAGTATATCAATATTGGATCTATCGTAGCACAGAAAATGACGATAATTATAGTAAGATTGCTGAGGTTGATAGTAATACATTGGAATACGTTGATGGAGAGAACCCAGAAGATACACTTGAGGTGGGCACGCGCTACGTATATAAGGTAAAAGCAGTGCGTCAAAGAAGAACTGATATTGATGAGGATGATACTGGACTTGTCAATCCAAATGATACGGATGGCACTGACAATATCATTGAAGGTGCGCTTTCAAGCCCTGCTGCTGCAACAGCAGTCGCAACTGACAGCGCAGCACCAACTGTAGTCTTATCTGCAGTTAAGGACTCGACTGTTTTATCTGTAACTGTTACAAATCCTACTGAAAATGAATTTGCCAATGTCAACGGTGATCCCAGTTTCTCAGGACGATGGGACGTTGTGTTTCAAGTGGGTGGAACTTCAATCTCTAAGGTAATTGCCTTCACAGGTGATGAAGTTACACAGAATTACGATATTACAACAGATCTTGTAGATGACGATGATAATACAAAAAATGTTAACACTACATATGGTGCAGCAATCGCAGTTAAAGCTAAGTTTGCCTTCTCTACTGGTGATACCTCTTCTGATGGTATTTTTAGTGATAATCAGTCAATTACTTTATTCACAACTCCTGCAGCCGCTACAAATGTAGAGGTTACATCTTTGTTGAACGCAAATAACACTCTTTCTGAGGTTGGTAATGGCAAGCTTGAAGTGCGTTGGACTCACGCAGCATACGACCAAGTTGGTGGCGTTGATGGAACATTCACTAACGATATCCGTTATAAGATCATCGACACTGCTGATGGTGATGCTGTGTTGGCTGATGACATTACACCAGTTGTTGGTGCAAATGATTACACACTGACAAGTCTTACTTTCGGCACCGCATACAATGGAATTAAGGTTCAAGCATACTTCGATAATACGAACACAGATAACAAGACTGTCAGCGATGCTGGTGGTTCACTCCTTGTGGAAGGTGTTCTGTCTGCTGCTGCTGCAGGTGCCGGAAACATTCCATTCCTGGTTCCAAGTGCTGCTGACCTGAACTTGTCTCTGGATGCATCTGCTGGAGAAATTGCAGCAGCATGGGAACAAGCAGATCAGGCAGATATGAACGGTTCTCTCGCTTACTTTGCTAAATATATATTGAGATATTACGCTAACGCTGATACAACTACTTTGCTTGCAAGTCGTGAGGAAGTCGATGTTACTACTGTAGCATATACACAGGCTGGTCTTACAAACGGCTTGAAATATCAAGTTAGACTCTTTGTTGCTATCAGCTTCGTTGATGAAGTTTATGGCGCAGTCTCATTTGAGTCAGCTGATTTCTCAAGTGCAACAAGAACCCCTTTCTCTGTTCCAGTGACACCATCCGTTGCTGTCTCACCTTACAATCCTGACGATAAGCAAGAAGTCAGTGTTGTTGGTAATGGTAAGCTATGGGTCCGTTTCACTACTATTGAACACGACTACGTATCAGGTGCCCCAGGTGAATTCAGCAATGCCGTTCGATACAAGATCTATAACGATGGCGCACACGTTGTCACTCTTGACCCAGCAGACCTTGTTGCTGGTGCAAGTGCTAATGGTGATGTTATTACTTATATCGTAAGCAGTCTGTCATTGGGTCAGTTGTATAACATTGAGCTGGAAGCATTATTTAACAACAGTGAATCTGGAGCAGATATTGTTGATGCTTCCCGTGAAAGTGATGCTCGTGATGATGCATACAAGACACCATTTGCTAAGCCAGATGCTCCTGTCATTGCACTTACCGCAAATGATGGAAGTATTACTGCTGATTGGAACGCTGTGAGTGGTAATGGTCTTACCGTTGATGGTTATGAGCTTCAGCGCGATTTGAACCAGGATGGAACTGCTAACAACGCTGGATTTGTTGACATTGGAAATGTTATCACCTCTTCTCAGAATATGAACAATGGTATTGAGCTCACTATCACTGTAAAGGCAAGAACTGTGTTCCTTGCAGGTGATGCTGACGAGGAGACTTACTACTCAGCTACTGATAGCGCAAGCGAAATTGCTTATGGCAAACCAATTCTTGTGAGTGACAATCTTGCTGGTACCACATTGACTCTTACATTCCAAAACAATGGTCGCAAAATCCGTGAGGTGCTTTTGGTGAAGGTGCCCCAAGATAACGATATTGAAGGACTCATTGATGTAGACCAATTGGGTGCTGTTGCGGAATCATTTGATAATGCGACTTGGGATACTAACAACAATAATGATAACCAACAAAGAGTTGTCACTGTAACTTTGTCAAAGTCTTACAAGACCGTTTTGTATGCATTGGAGAACATCCGTGGTTCAGCAGTTGGCACCACTGGAACCGCATTAGATGGTTAAGTATATAACTTCGACACCGCAGTGTAAATGAAAATAATAAGTAGATAATTACAATTACGAAATTATAATTATTTATGTTTTATAGAAGTTACTAATTTACTTCTTGGAAATAACAAAACCCTTAGCCTTCGTTTTGGCAGACAGTTTCAGTTCAGTGCGTGTAGCAGACACCTTCTTTACATCGGCACGACGATTTCCAGGAAATGGAGTAACGAAGTTCATAGGGATATCTTCGTTAAGCATTGGTGTCATACGAAAACGCATTGGCACTGTTCTATTAGCTTTACCCATACTCAACATTTTATACTATACTCAAACAAATTAATTTGACCCTATAAGTTGATATTACTTAATGCCTATTTTAAACGCAAATGTTGCCTTATAAAATCTATCATTCTAACATAATGGAACGATTGATTGTGGAGTTCATTGGCACATTTATCATCGCTTTTGTTGTTTTAGCAACGGCAAACCCTTACGCAATTGGCGCTACGCTAGCTTTGAGCATTTTGTTTGGGGGTGCTATCTCTGGAGGAGCATTTAACCCAGCAGTAACAGTAGCAATGTATTCTGCCGATCAGATAGCTAAGAAAGATTTGTTACCATACATTCTGGTTCAGTTATTAGCAGGTGTAGTTGCATATGAAGCATATAAACTATTTATAGTCGCATAATAAGTATATAATGATACCAAACCTTGTTCATATTTTAGAGTTTTTAGCATCTTTTGTGTTAGTTGTAGTCTATTTACATACTAGAAATGTATATTTAATCGCTTTTGTTTTTGCCGTGATGATAATTGGTTTGGGAGTTGATGTAGGTGGAAATCCATTAATTACATTGCCAAAAATGTTGGTAGGGCAAATAGAATCCCAGCATTTTATTAAGACAGTTATTGCGCAACTACTTGGTATGAGCGCAGCGGTTATGGTATATTTCTTGCTGCCGAAGTTGAATGTGAATGTTCGCAATGTTGGAAAGATACGAGAAGACTAATAAAACACCAATAAGTTACTAGTAAATTGCTTAAAATTTAATCAAAACATATAGTTTCTATTATAATCGTTATAAAATAGAAACTATTTAGAGAAAAAATCTCTTGTATTATTGGGGTGTATAGCTTGATATATAGTCGATACCCCCACATCTTTTACATCCTGATTCCTGGAAATGTCAGGTATTGATAGTGTAATACGAGTCTATCGTCCCATAGAAAGGAAATACAGCATGTTTAAGATATTGGTGCACACAGCGAACGATTTATCCGATTTATCTAGCTAAGAGATAGTATTATATGCACCTAGCAATAAAAGAAAAGAGCACGGCAATTTGTATGATATAATTATTGATTCATTTTAAGTAAATACATAAATTGTGCGGGATGGTATATTGATACTATTATATATTATACCTATTCAAACCGATTTGAAATTGGTTAGGAGATATTCGCATATTAATGCTTTTGCTTATTAGTGAATAATTATTTGTCTTATTGTCGCCAATCAACTTTTGTGGTGTGGATCATTATGGTATATTAGAGAATTATTCATATTAGGGAATTATTCAAGGATATTTCAAAAACAACAAAACGAAACCGAAATAGAAAATGAAGTATAAAGACAAATGGGGAAATTGAATAAAGACCGTATGATTTACGGCATATAATATGAAGTAAAATTGATATTGAGTGATCGAACACAAGGTAGTGATTAGACATTCAATATGTGGTAGCATCTATGTTGACATAATAGTCATATGTGTTTCATTGAATGAATATGGTATGTAGGACAGTTTCGCCTGGTGGAATGTGTCGTGATATTAATAACTACATAACCAGATACGTCAATAATGAACATAACAAATGCAACCACTAGCACTTAGTTAATATCACTTGAATCAAGTTTCGTTGGTGTGGGAGAATCAATCTTATATTTAGGGAACAGATTGGTTAGACGAATATTAGATTAGTGTTATGAAATGTGCTAAACTCAAGGCATATGCGTTATATTTTTATCAGCGCTTTTAAGACCTTTATTAACCTAACCTAAACTTAACTATTAGGAATGCTAATGTTATTCATAATAGTTCAATAATCAATTGCACCTTCATCAATTCGTAGTTCACCATTACCGCTACTAGTGCGTTTGGCAGATAATATACCACCAGTTATCATTGACTTAGCCCGCATTTGATAAAACTTCATTGTGCTCGGATACACATTATCTGCATTCTCATTTTTTTCAGTATGTTTGACAACAGCAGATTCACGTGTCTCATAAGAGTCATACTCATTTGTTGGTTCCACAGTTACTATTGTATAATTTTGTTCATCATCTTCATTTTGTCCATTTTGCTCATTATTTCGTGACATTCCGTGTGACATTCCGTGTGACATATGTGTGTTGTGTGTGTTATATACTTGTGATTGAGTGCTTTTGTGGAGAAGTTGTTTGGGTTTTTTAGTTTCTCTATTGGTTTGATTATCAGTATATTTCTTGAATTTCTTGACAATTTTATGTAATTGCTCTACGTTATTGATGTTTGAATCTTTCAGATACAATAAGAGATCTTCTTGTTCTTGTTGTTCAAAATGGTTTTTCATTTTATCTTGTGTATTTGCGCCGATTTCCTTGAGTCCTAATATACTTAGTAAGATTGGACCACCACTTCTTTCTGGT